GCCCAGGTCACAAGGGGTGTTCAAACAAACACCCCACGGGCCCTATAAGGGCCAGGCACTTCATGAATGAGCACTTCATCATAATACTGCTCAAGCACCACCTGTTCATCAGGGGTGATGCCAAATGCATAATAAAATGAACATCTGGCTTGCGGCGAAACCACCGAAAGCTGGCGCTTCATGCCCGAACTCAAGTGCCTGAAGCTCCAGGGTAACAGCTCCCTGGGTATCGGCCTCCGTTTACCTGACCGGACGTAACTGCTGTAGAAGGATTGGAAAACAGGTAGGCCACCAGTGAGAGCAATCCCACCGGTTCCCACAGCGTCAAGCCAACCTTTGAAAATTCTTGGGTTGTCCCAACACTTAAGCATGACCGAATCCTTAGGTATCGCCGTAGCTGGGTTCCTGCACATAACCCAGTGATGCCCGTCAAAAACTGGCTTGGTCTGGCAAAACTCCACTTCATCAAAGGAATCTACCGGGGCCTCAACAGCCATAGTAAACCCCAACGAAGTGAACCAACCATCCAGCCCGTCTGAAAACTTGGCAAGATCCCTCCTTTCCATAAAGACGACACAATCATCACCATTATTGGCTAATTGTCCATCTACACCAACATGCTGAAGATAAGAAAATATCATAGAGCACATCAGTATACAATTACCCATGGAGATGTTCATATCACCAGACATCCTAGTTCCCCTAATTCGATAATCGATAACACCATCAGGAGCAGTGGCGGAGCAATTGTTAACCAATTGACACCGCAACAGCTTCCTGAGCCGATCTCGATGCTTACCCTTGAAGCACTTGAGGTAAACAGCATGTTCCCACTGAAGAGCTTCATAGGAAACATGTTGATCGAAACGGGAAGCATCCAAACCAACAGCCACAGGATCACTGTAGCTATCCCATTTCTCCCTCAAAACTTCAGCAGACCTAGAGGCGTTAAGTCCTTTAATAACAACAGGGGTGTCTGATTTGAACATACGGCGTAAAGAATTAAAGACACGCTTCTCCAGAGGCGCCAAATACCTCCCCACGCGAATATTATATCGTGGGTCCCTCGGAGAAATGACCCTCGGCACAGGGTCACTCTTCGTCGTCCGGTCGGTCTTCTCGAACTTGATAAAGGCTTTCACAGAAGAGTCCTCCACTAGATTGCCACGCCCCGCACGCAGCTCATCCAGTGCTCTTTGGTAGACTTGCTTCTTGCGGCCCGAGTACGAATCAACAAAACATTGGTGACTGACAGGGGCGGTCTTCGGAAGCTTGTCTACTAAAGACTTCCAGGCGCATTTAAGCGTCGAGAAAAAGACTCCGGGTGCAGGCCGGGGAGGGGGAGAAAACCCCCCCTCCTTATTCTTGACCAGAAACACCCTCTCTGCTACAGCTCTCAAACAAGTATCGAGGCTATGATTGAATGGCTGAATAAAGACA